GGCCGCCGATCGCGATTCACGGCGCGGACTAACAGGGGGCGTGATGGATCTCGTGATTCTCGTGCTCGTCGTCGTCCTGATTGGCTGGCTCGTGTATCTGCTGACGACACGGGTGCCGATGCCGCCGTTTTGGGCGCGGACCATTCAGGTACTGGCGCTTGCGCTGGTCGTGCTGTACGTCGTGTCGCACTTTGTGCACTTGCCCAATGTGCTCACGCGATGATGGGCGTGCCGATCAGTTGACGCGCGCGCGCCGGCGCCGGCGTCCGCGCGGCGGTTGTGCGGCGAGCAGGTACACGAGCTCGACGACGACGGCGTAATCAGCGGGCGCGCGTTTTTCGAGGTCGGCCAGGACGCCGGCGAGATCCGGGGGCGAGGCGTTCGGCCGTCTTGTCCGCGAATCGTTCGGCGGCGAGCTCGACGAGCGTGAGGAGGAGATCGTCGCGGGCCTGCGAGAGACGTCGGGCGTCCGTTTCGGTGGCATGCACCCCCCGTGATCGCGCGGATTGTTGGGACGTCCCTTTATACGTTTGGGCGCGGGTGATTGCAACCGCGCGTTCGAGAAAGTCGAGCGGCGTGAGGCCCAGCGCGCCGATCCACATGGTGAGCGCCTCACCGGAAATGCCGGCGTCCCCTTTCAGCCACGTGTACAGCGACGAGCTCGAGCGGCCGATCTTGTGTCCTAGCATCCGGGGATTGGTCCGCGTCCCGGTCTCGTACTGCCGATCGGCCATGCACGCGAGAAACCCACGCCGGAGAATGTCGTCGATCGTCATGCCCGCCACGAACGGGTGAGTCTGTCCTAAGACTCATTCGGCGCGCGATCATTTCCGATGTCAACCGAAACCTCGCGAACAGAGTTGGGCGTGGTCCGTCTGGCGTCGGTCCTGATGCGACGCGGGCGGTGAGGGTTTTGTGGCCGTAAATTGACGGCCGCCGGGGTTCGCGGGAGGCTCTTTCGCGTGAACCAGGCGTATGCGCTCCTCGAGGTGAAGGCGATCGAGCCGGAACGCCGGCGGATTCGCGGCGTCGCGTCGACGCCGGAGCTCGATCGCCAGGGCGACGTGTTCGAGCCGGCCGGCGCCACGTTTCGGAATCCGATTCCGCTCCTGTTCCACCACGACCAGACACAACCCATCGGCACGGCGACCCTCGCGGTGACGCCTGACGGCATTACGTTTGAAGCGACGCTGCCGGCGATCGCGGAACCGGGGCCGCTCAAGTCGCGCGTCGATGACGCCTGGCAATGCCTGCAGGCCGGCGTGATCTCGGGGGCCTCGCTTGGCTACCGCGTCCTGTCGGGCGGCGTGCAGTACCTGGCGAACGGCGCCAGGCGCCTCACCAAAACAGAAGTTTGCGAGCTCTCGCTGGTGACAATTCCCGCGAACGCGTCCGCAACCATCCGACTCGTGAAGTCACTAGCGGCGCCGCGCCGCGTGGAGAAATCCGCCATGAATCAGACAGCCTCAGAGCACATTCAGAATCTCGAAAACAAGCGCGCCGCGATCGCGGCTCGCATGTCGGACGTGATGAAGGGCGCGGCCGATGAGGATCGGACGCTGAACGAGAGCGAAGCGACCGAACACGACGGCCTGGCGGTGCAGGTCAAGTCGATCGACGGCGACCTGGTGCGCTGGCGCGAGCTCGAAAAGATGCATGCGGTGGCCGCGACGCGGATCGAGACGTCGACGCCGGCGATCGTGCGGGCGCCGGTGCCCGTCGTCTCTGTGAAGTCGGCGGCGGCGCCTGGCGTGACCTTTGTGCGTTCGGTGAAAGCCCTGCTGCAGGCCAAGGGCGACAGTTATCGCGCGCTCGAGCTCGGCAAGACCTACAACGATCCGAACGTGGAACTGCTGATCAAGGCCGCCGTGGCGCCGGGCACTACGACCGATCCCGCGTGGGCGGGCGCGCTCGTGACCGTCTCGAACCTCACGAACGAGTTTATCGAGCTGTCACGCGCCGCGACGATTCTCGGCAAGGTGCCGGTGCGGCACGTGCCCTTCAATACGTCCGTGCCGATTCAGACGGCCGGCGGCTCGTACAAGTGGGTCGGCCAGGCCAAGGCCAAGCCTGTGACGAAATTGGCCTTTGGCTCGGCGTCACTCGGCATGGCGAAGGCCGCCGGGATCATTGTGCTGACCGAGGAGCTCGTGCGCTCGTCGTCACCGTCGGCGGAAATGATCGTGCGCGATGACATGGTCAAAGGCATCGCGGCATTCCTCGACCAGCAGTTCACCGATCCCGCTGTGGCGGCGGTCGCGGACGTGTCGCCGGCGTCGATCACGAACGGGGCCCCGACGGCCGCCAGCACAAACGATCCGGAGCAGGATCTCGCGCTGATCGTCGGCCACCACGCGACGAACAACCAGCAGCTCTCGGGCGTGACGCTGATCATGTCCGAGTCGAACGCCTACGGGATGGGCATGGCGCGCGGTATCAACGGGGACAAGCTCTTTCCTGGCGTCGGCGTCAACGGTGGCAACGCCAACGGGCTGACGGTGGTCGCCTCGAACACGGTGGGCGCGCTGGTCATCAGTGTGGCGGGCCAGGAGATTCTCCTGGCCGATGACGGCGGCGTGAGCATCGACGTGTCGCGCGAGGCGTCGCTGCAGATGAACGACGCGCCGGTGAACCCGGCCGATCCGGCGACGACGAGCTGGACGTCGCTCTGGCAGGACAACCTGGTCGGCCTGCGCGCGGAGCGGTTCATCAATTGGAAGCGCGCCACGTCAGACGCGGTGTTCTATCTGACCGCGGCGAATTACTTGTCAGGCGGCGGCGCGCTCGCCGCGGGGACGGGCGGCAGCGGCAGCAGCGGCAGCGGCGACGCCAAGCGCGGCCACAAGTAGGTCGCAGGGCCCTGTGCAGTTCGCGCTGTTCGGCTACCAGCTGATGATCGGCCGCAAGGCCGCGCGGCTCGTCTCGCCGCGGTCTGTCGGCCGCGATGGCTGGTATCCGCTCGTGCGCGAGCCCTACATGGGCGCCTGGCAGAACAACGATGAGCTGCGCCTGGATTCGGTGCTCGCGAATCCGATCGTGTTTCGCTGCGTGTCGCTCATCTCGACCGACGTCGGAAAACTGCGATGCGGGCTCGTCGCCGTCGATGCCAATGGCATGTGGCATGAGACGACGAGCCCGGCATTCTCGCCGGTACTCCGTGCGCCGAACCGCTACCAGACGCCGCAGCAGTTCTTTGAAGTCTGGATGATCTCGAGGCTGCTCTGGGGCAATACGTATGTCCTGAAGGACCGCGACGATCGCGGCGTCGTGCGCGCGCTCTATGTGCTCGATCCTGGCCGCGTCAAGGTGCTTGTGGCGCCCGATGGCGCGGTGTACTACGAGCTGCAGACGAACGATCTCGCCGGGCTGCCGGTGAGTAACGGCCCGGTGGTCGTGCCGGCCAGGGAGCTCATTCACGACCGATGGAACTGCGCGTTTCATCCACTGGTCGGGCTCTCGCCGCTCTATGCGTGCGGCGCGGCCGCGGGGCAAGGGCTCGCGATGCAGGCCGCCTCGACGAAGTTCTTCGCGAGTGGCGGCCGGCCGAGTGGGATGCTCGTCGCGCCGACGGAGATCGACGAGAAAACGGCCGCGAGACTGAGCGACACGTGGCATGCACTCGGCGCCGGCAAGACGGCCGTCGTCGGCAACGGCATGAAGTACGAGCCCGTCGGCACGTCGGCGCAGGAGTCACAGCTGGTCGAACAGGCCGGGTGGACGGCGAAGGTGATCGCGGGGTGTTTCGGCGTGCCGATCTCGATGGTGGATAGTTCGCAACAGCCGCCCTATGCGAACAGTGAAGCCTCGGCGCTCCAGTACCACTCGCAGTGCCTACAGACACATCTGACGGCGATCGAGAATGCGCTCGATCTCGGGCTCGAGCTCCCGGCGCCCTACGGAACCGAGTTTGATCTCGACGATCTGATCTGGATGGATACGGCCACGAAAACGAAGGCGGCGCATGATGCGATCGCATCTGGCGCCATGTCCCCGAACGAAGCCCGGCGCAAGTACTTCGGCCTGGGGCCGGTGCCGGGCGGCGAGTCGCCCTTCCTGCAGCAGCAGTACTACTCGCTCGAGGCGCTCGCCATGCGGGATCTCGCGGCGCCGGCGCCGCCGACACCGTCGCCCACGGTCGAGGCGCCAGCGGAGGCCGAGTCGTGACGCGCGAGTTTTCCCGCGTGACGCTCGCCGGGCCGCTCTGGACGGTCGCGGACGTCAAGGCGCTGCAGCTACGGATTACGGACGCGGCGCATGACGCGGACGTGGCCGAAAAGCTCGAGACGGCTGAGGAGGCGATTCTCGCGTATCTCGGGCCGGCGGCCGATCCGACGTGGACACCGGCCACGGCGCCGCGCGCGGTCAAGCACGCGATTCTGCTGCTGACGACGCACTATTACGAACACCGCGGCGACGATCTCGGGAACCTGCGCCCAGAGGAAGCGGTGATCTGGAAAGAGCTCAAAAACCTCTTGGCGATGTATCGCGATCCGGCGTTGGCATGAACCATGGGCATTGGCGCGTACCGGCATCTGGTGACGGTCGAAGATCCGGCCGAAGTGCTACAGCCGTCGACGTGGTACTGCGCGCTGCAGCCAGTCAATACGCAGGTCGTCGACGGGCAGGCGGCGTTTTTCGTGCGTGGGCGGTATCACGGCGGCATTACGCTCGAGACCCAGATCGTATTCGAGGGGCGCAGGTTCCAGGTGCAAAGCGTCACGGACGTGGACGAAAAGCATGTGGAACTACAGCTGATCTGTGTGGAGGTCGTCGGCCGTGGCCGTGAGCCTCAGAATTAACGGGCTGGATGAGCTCCGCGCGGCGCTCAAGGCGCTGCCGGATGATCTTTTGAACGAGGCCACGGTGATCGTCAATTTCCAGGCGGAAGCCGCGGCGCGCGAGATCACGGCGGCGTATCCGTTGGGCAAGACGGGCAATCTGAAGTATTTCGTGCGCGTGGAGCATGCGGCGGATGCG